GACTACAGAAGTAGTTGAGTTCTCAGCAGAAGACGAATTAACAAAGTTAAAAGCTGAAAATGATAAACTTAAGACTGAGCTAGCAGAAGCACCTGCATCAGCACCTTTAGATACAAATAAATTTAGTTCAGAAAGAGCAACACCAACTGCACAAGATTTAAGAAGAATGACAAAACAAGAAAAGTTCTTATACAACTTACATAATTAATAAATAATAATTTAAAAAAACAAAACTATGGCAATTACAGTGGCTTCAAACTTTGCAGGTAAGGCAGCAGGATTCTACATCTCAGCAGCTTTAAAAGCATCAAACTCGTTAGACTATCTAACAATGATAGAAAACGTTAAATTTAAGAGCAACATCCAAGCTCTTAATCAAACAGTAAATTCTGTAGTAGACGCTACTTGCGACTTTACAGCAGCAGGAACTTTAGCTTTAACTGAAAAAGTATTAGAGCCTAAAAACTTACAAGTAAATATGGATATTTGTAAAGAAACGCTTTTATCGAGCTTCGAAGCTTTACAAATGAGAGCAGGAGCAGGAGCACCACCACCTGCATCTTTTGACGATTACATTATCTCTTATATGGGAGAAATTATAGCACAAGCAACTGAAAATTCTATATGGGGTGGTACTAATGTAGCAGGACAATTCAATGGCTTCTTAGGAGCTGTAACAGGTTTACTTTTACCAGGAGTAGATGCAACAGTTGTACAAGATGGTGCGGCAATACCTTATACTGCTGCAAATATCATTGTTAACTTACAGTCAGCAGTAGCTGCAATTCCTGTTGATGTTTTAGGTAAAGAAGACTTACATATTTATATGAGTCAAAGAAGTTACCAATACTACATCGGTGCAGTATCTACTTTAGGATATGTAAATGCTTACAATATGAATGGAGATTACGTTCCAATGTTTGAAGGGTACAAATTGGCTGTATGTAATGGAATGGAAGAAAATCAAATGGTAGTAGCTCAAAAATCTAACTTATTCTTTGGAACTGACCTTTTAAGTGATGCTACAAGAATCAACTTGATGGATATGGCTACTTTGGATGGTTCAGATAATATTAGGATGGTTGCTCGTTACTCAGCAGGTGTACAAACAGGTACAGGAGCTGATATCGTAAGACAGTCATAATAAATAAATAATACGGAAGGAGGGGGTAAAACCTCTCCTCCCTTAACCTAAAAAAAAACAATAAAATGGCTTGTACAGCACTAACAAAAGGTAGGGGACTCGACTGCAATAGAATCAGTGGAGGAATAAAATTCGTTTATTTCGGAGTTTACGACCAATTTACAGCACCAATAGAAACAACAGGACTTCCTGTTACAGCAGGAGAAGTTACTGACTTAGAAATGGGAGCAAATGACTTATACAGATACACTATGCCTTTAGGCGTAGCTAGTTTAACAGATACAATCGTAGGTAGTCGTGAGAACGGAACGATATACTATACTCCTACTTTAAGCGTAATTCTTAACAGACTTACAAAAGAAGACCAAAATCAAATTAAGCTTTTAGGAGCAACTAAACTTGTATGCTTTGCACAATTAAATGCAACATTACCTTCAGGAACAGACGTGATAGTTGCTTTAGGAGTTACTAATGGAATGGAGCTTAATGCAGGTACTATGGACTCAGGTGCAGCTTGGGGAGATAGAGGAGGATATACTCTTACATTTGACGGAATAGAAGCAGAACCTTTTCCAATGGTAGCTGACTATCCGATAGCAACAGGGCCTTTCACAAATGCAGGTTTTAATTTTGGTTCTATAGTTACATCTTAATTTTCTTATCTGTTTTATTATAATCTTAAAAGGGTAGCTTAATTGTTACCCTTTTTCTTTTCCAAATAAAAACTGACTTTTTCTATTATATACTATGCTACAAGCAACATACAAAGATAACACATATACTTTTTACGTAACTTTAAAGGACGCTGAACAATATATAGACGGAGTAAGGTTTGATGTTCCTATTGTTGGAGATAGATACCTTTTCAAGTTTACGAACGATATGTCAGGGGAAGTTAAATGGTCTTATGGTAAATTAATAACAATCAATAATAGATATGCTGAACTTCAGGTTTCCAATAGTTCATTAGCAGACGAAAGCGTATATGATGGAAAAGTAAACTTTGAGCCAAATGGATTTTGGAAGTATGAAATATTTTGGATGTATGACAATATAAAAGGAGGAACTCCTTTAGATTGTAGACTATTTAATCCTTCAGAAACAGGAACTTGGGAAGCTACTAATTTAGGAGGTACTGTTAAAAATATTGGAACTTTAGATGTAGATGTTTTTGAGTTAAACAATTTACCTGAAGATACTTATTACATTAAAGAGTATTCTACTTGTGAGCCACCACCTGCATTCGTTGACCCTTCATCTGTAAACACATTGACACAAGTTTTAAGTAGAGTATTATGTGCTACTTCAAAAAGGGATTTACTATTTACACAAGTAGTAAGAAATAAAGAGACTACATCATTCCATATAAATAGTGTAGCAACGATAGGTCAAGAAATTAGGTTTGTTTCTAGCACGAGGACTTACTCTCATATAGTAACAACACTTCCTGAAAGTTTTGTAATGACAGTTGAAACAGGTTCGGGAGTAGAAGATTCAAAAGAATATCAAGTATATGTATATAATGGTTCTTCTTTAGTTTTTCAATACAATAATGCAATAGCAGTAAGAAACCCTCAGCAATTTAGAGGTGGATATATAATGGCTTCAAATAACGAATGGGAAAACACTTCTTGTGGAACTATTGTTAATGGAAATATATTCTTTACTTGGAATAAAACAGGAAACTCTCCTAATAGTGGTTATATTACTGAATATGAAGCTCCAATAGAAATAGGAAAGCTTTTAATAGGAGAACCACAAGGAGACGAACAAGTACAATACAAACAACACGAAGCACCGAACGATACAAATTATATATATAACGACTAAAATAAAATTATGGCAATAGAAAATGTACAACAACTCTTAACAGAGCAATTAGGAAAAAACAGATGTGATGTAGTTACGACTACAGCAATGAGTGGTAAAGACTATTATTGCATTCACTTTCCTTTAGAATCAGTAGTAACTGTTATAACAGCAGCTAACGTAACTTCAGCAGCAGGTTCTTCTGTAGCTAGTTTAGTTCAGACTTATGCAGCAGGAACTACTTTATTTCTTAATGTAAATTCTTTGACTATGACAAGCGGCTTAGCTCTTTGTTACTATGACCAAGTAATATAATGTTAGCTTTAAAACAGGCATTATCTTTAGTATCAACAAAGTCTTTAGGGGGTTCTTGGAGTCCTACAGATGAGTCTAGTTTACAGGCTTGGTATAAAAACAAAACAGGAATTACTTTAAATGGTACTGATGTTTCTGCTTGGAATGATAGTTCTTCTCGGGGAATTGATATGGTACAACCTGACGACCCCGAACAACCTGCTTATAATTCAGGAACAGGAGCTTTAACTTTTGACGCTGACGATAAAACTAACTTACAAACAACAACTCAAATAAGTATAGGCGGAGACTTTACATTAGGAATAAAAATGACACCTAATACGACAAACGGAACTTTCCTTGCTGACAATACAACTGCAAACGAATTATTTAAAATATCTAGTCTTGACGGAATAACTGTTAAAATAGATGGTAGTGGAATATTGCTTGAGCTAGATTCTACTGAGTTTGGCAACGATTACATAGTATTAACTAGAGTTTCTGATTTATTTACTTTATACCAAAACGGAGTTGCACAAACAGGAACAAACTCACTTTCAGGAACTATTGATATAGACGCTATAGGAATTAGGAAAACAGATGTTAATGGATTTACAGGTGATATTAAAGAAATACAAATATATAGTTCTTCAGACGCAACACTAACTTCAAGAATAAACGCAAGACTTTCAACTTTATAAAATGGATAAAATAATTTCAGTAGATTTAAGCACCTCAACAGCTCCTTTAGTCCAAGAAGTCAGAGGAAAAGATTACATTGAGTACGGAGACGCTAATGGCGAATGGAGAAACCTTTACCCTCAGTTCTTAATTGACCTTTACTATTCAAGTTCTATAACGGCTGCGATTGTCAACGCTACTGCTGAAATGATTAGTGGAGAAGACATAGTTATAACAGACGAAGAAGATAGAGATGAAGAAGCAAGAGTTAAACTTCAAAACTTTATAAATAATGCTAATGGTAATGAAACATTACACGAGGTATTAAAAAAGGTTGCATTTGACTTCAAACTTCAAGGTGCATTTGCTCTTAACATTGTATGGTCAAAAGACAGAACTCAGATAGCTGAAATCTATCATATTCCGTGTGAGAAGATTAGATGTGAACGTCCTGATGAATTTGGAAAAACTAGAGGCTACTATGTTTCTGGCGACTGGGCAAATACAAGAACTAACAAGCCTTATAGAGTTCCTGCATTTAATGTAAACGACAGGACTTCACCTAATCAAATTCTTTACACAGGGCTTTATAGTCCTAATATGAATTCTTATTATACGGCTGATTACATCTCTTGTAATAATTGGAGTCTTATAGATTCTAAAGTTTCAGAGTTTCATCTTAATAATATATCTAACGGCTTTACGGGTTCGTTTATGATTAGTTTCGCAAATGGAATACCAACAGCAGAAGAAAGAAGACAGATAGAACAAAGCTTAGAAGCTAAATTTACATCAGAAAAGAACGCAGGAAAATTTGTATTGACTTTCTCAGATGACAAGACTAGAGTTCCTGAAATAACTTCTATAAGTCCATCAGATTTAGACAAGCAGTATATCGCACTTCAAGAACTACTTACTAGCAATATCCTCTCAGGTCATAGGGTGACTTCTAAGACACTTATGGGCTTGGATAGTGCTAATGGGTTCTCAAGCAACGCAGATGAGCTTTTAAATGCCAGTAATTTTTATCAAAACACTGTAATTTCTCCGTTCCAATCGCAAATCTTAAAAGTATTGCACAAGATATTCCAAGTCAATAATATGGATATGCCTGTTCAGTTTGTACAACTTAAACCAATTACAATACAATTTGATTCTGAAACGATTAGAGATGTAATGACTCAAGACGAAATTCGTGAGTCTTTAGGATTACCACCATTAGAAGGAGAAGTAGCAGAAGACTTTAAACAAGACTTTGCAAAAGTTGGTATGATAGACGGAAAGCCTGTATTTGATACCATAGAAGAAGCCTTAGCAAGCGCAAAGACTTTAGGGTGCGAAGGCTACCACGAACACGATTATGAAGGTAAGACAGTCTATATGGCTTGTGAAGGACATACAGAAGCAACAGAACTTTCTAAGTTCATTGAGGAGTTTGGGGAAGATATGTCAGACGATTGGGAATTAGTAGAAGAAGAAGTAGTAGACGGAGAACATCAAGACTTTAATTATGAAGAAGTATTAAACGAACTAGCAAACGAAAAGATAGAACTAGCTTCAACAGGTAGAGCAATTCCAAGTCGTAAGTCAGAGCAAGATGGTATCTCTAAAAAGTCTTATGATTACTTTAGAGTTCGTTATGTTTATTCTCAAGATAATTTCTTAACTAATAAGTCAGGAACTAAAAGAGAATTTTGCAGACAAATGACAAGTCAAAATAAACTATATAGAAAAGAGGATATTTTAAAAATGACTACAAAGGCTGTGAATCCAGGATTTGGTAGAGGTGGAGCGGCTACTTATTCCATCTGGTTATACAAGGGCGGTCCTCAGTGTTTTCACTTTTGGAGTAGAAGAATATTTAAGACAACAATAGGAGAATCTAAGACTACTAAGATAGAAGATGCTGATATGATTGGCTATACAAAAGCAAGGTCTGAAGGCTTTACAGCTAAGAAGAACGATAAGCTAGTAGCAACACCACCTAGAAAAATGAAAAATAACGGATACGTAAACGCAAGATAACTATGGCAACAGGATATGTACTATTCATAAGTGAAGACAAATTAAAGGATTCTACAGCAATCAATTTGAATGTAGACGTAAATCTATTACTTCCGTATGTAAGGCAGGCACAAAAGCTCTATGTAGAAACTAAGCTAGGTACTGATTTGAATCAAAAACTGAAAGACTTAATTGTTGCAGGAACTTTAAGTTTACCTGCTAATGCAGCATATAAGACTTTAATAGATGACTATATAGGTGATATGCTTCCTAATTGGGCTTTTTACCACGCTATACCTTTTCTTAGATTTAAAATTGAAAATGGCAATATTTATTCAAAGACAAGCGAAACAGGTTCAGCATTAAGTTCGGAGGAAGCTCAGCACCTTAGAGAAGAAGTTAGGAATACAGCTGAATATTATACAGAAAGACTAATAGACTATATTTGTAATAATAACACTTTATTCCCTGAATACAATACAAACACAGGGGCAGACGTAGACCCTGATAGAAACGCATACTATAATGGAATGAACCTTGAAAGACCACAACAACAAGGAACAAGACTTACTTTAAGAAACTTTTTAAACGCTTCTGATTAATGAAGAAACACTACAAGACAAAACCAATTAATATAACTAAGCTAAAATCCTACTTGGATAAAAAGCCTAAAAATAAAACAGATGAAAGAAGTACAAGACAGTCTACAAGTAGGGCTTGCAAATAGTACAGCAATAGCTTTTAGTATTACAGAATGTAACCAAGTATTAACTCTTGTTTCATTAGTTTTGGCTATTACTTTTACAATCTACAAATTTATAAAGTATGATAAAAAAAAATGATAAACCTCTTATTGATTAGAGATACATTCTCAGAAGATTCAACTATTGGTGAACTCTTTATAAATGGGGAAAGAATTTGTGATACGTTAGAAAGACCCTACTTTAACAACCTAAGAAATATAAGTTGTATTCCTGTAGGTCAATACAAAGTAAGACTTAGACTTCCAAGAGAATCAGCTTCTAGGGACTATGTTCATTTGCTAGTTCAAGATGTTTCTGATAGGGATTGGATATTATTTCACAGAGGAAACTTTCCTAAAGATACAAGTGGATGTATACTAGTAGGACTAGGAAGCCAACAGGACTATGTTAATAACTCTACGTTAGCTATGGACTTATTAATCAAAGAAGTAATACATTTGGGAGGTGAAAATATTAATTTAATAATCAAAAATAAATAATTATGAAAAAGTTTTTTCAAAAGTACCTTATCGGACAGATGTTAAAGTCTAAGAAATTTTGGTATGCAATTAGTTCAGTAGTAGTTCCTGCAATAGTAACTTACTTAGGAGTAGACCCTGCAACTGCAACAGAATTGTATCACGCTATCTTAGTTCTTATTGTTGGACAAGGAATAGCAGACGTTGCTAAAAAATAACCGATACAGATTAAAGCCTAACGAGATAGCAGTCATTCAGGAAATGAGGAAGTCAGAGGTTAGAAACATTCTAGTCATTGGCGACCTGCACGAACCTTTCTGTTTGGACGGCTACCTTGAATGGTGCAAAGAACAATACAAAATTCATAATTGTAATCAAGTTATCTTTATCGGAGATATTATTGACGCTCACGGCTTTAGCTATCACGAGCCTGACCCTGACGGTATGTCTTCAGGATTAGAACTTGAAACAGCTATCAAGAAAATACAAAAGTGGTATGAAGCTTTCCCTTATGCAGATGTAATGATAGGTAATCACGATAGAATGGCTAGTCGTAAAGCTATGTCAGGTGGTATTCCTGCTGCTTGGATAAGGTCTTACAATGAAGTCTTAGATACTCCTAATTGGAATTGGTGCGAATCAGTTATATATGATGACGTACTATACGAACACGGAGAAGGAGGGCAAGCAGCAGCTAAGGCTAAGAACAACTTGATGTCTTCTGTCTGTGGTCATACCCATACACTAGCTTATGTTCAATGGTTCGTTGGTAAACGCTTTAAAGTATTCGGAATGCAAGTTGGATGTGGTGTAGATTCTACTACTTACGCAGCAGCATACGCTAAGAACTTTAAGAAGCAATCAATCGGTTGTAGTGTAGTATTGAACAACGGAACTCTACCAATCAATCTTTTAATGCCTTTATAGGTACGCCCTTTAGCCATTTTAGGCACTTTCTTTTATTTTTAATACTAATATACTAGACAAGCTATAAAGTTCGTCCTAGATTTAAACACCTTAATTGTTAATAACTTTGTTTATCATTGTGTTTATAACATTATATTTTTATATCTTTGCTTCATATTAATCAAATAAATATTATGAAAAACTTTAAGATTACAAATTTAAAAAGCAAAGTAGTTCAGTATATGAACGAAAGCGAAAAGGATCAATTCTTTACTAAAAATTCTTATGGGAATTACAATTTAGAAAGTTGGAAAGAAAGAAGAAATAAAAAAATTGAGAATATAGCTTTTTCAGTTTTTACTTTAGGGTCATTCACGATTCTTTTATTATTAATGTGTGGAACATTAGGTTTCATTGACTCTTTAATCTTTTAATATGACTAGACTAGACTCAGAATACTTAGAATACAATACATTGAATTTAATTTGCCAAGACTTCTTTTATAAGTCAGATGGATATTCAACAGATTCAAAATGGAATAGTAGGCTATTTACAATGGATAGTGACTTAGTAGGTAATGAAAGGTCAATTAGGATTTATGGAACTCAAGAGCAATTATACTTAGCAAGTGTTGAATATAGAAAGAAAAACAGACTTATGCTTGATGAAGTTTATAATTACAAAGTAGAGCCAAAGGGTTCATATTGGAATGACATCTTAAACATAACAGAAGAACAGAACAAAGTAGTATCAGATAAGTTAAAAATGTATAATAAGCTTTATAACCAAAAAGGTAGAAAAGCATTAATTTTAAGAACAAGATAATGAAAACAGAAATCAAGCAGGACTATTTAATAGCTATACAAAGCGAATTAAAAGCACCTAAGAACCAATTTAATAGTTTCGGTAAGTATAAGTACAGAAGTGCAGAAGATATCTTAGAAGCCGTTAAACCGCTTTTAAATAAGTATGGTTGTTATTTAACAATAACAGAAACGACTCAAGAGATTGCAGGCTACTTAGTGTTAAATTCTAAAGTATCAATTTCAGATGGGGAAAAAACTATCTTTGTTGAAGCACAAGCAGGAATAAACCCTGAACGAAAAGGAATGGATATTGCTCAATCTTTTGGATCAAGTAGCTCTTATGCTAAGAAGTATGCACTTGGTAACCTATTCTTATTAGACGACACTAAAGATGCTGATAGTAATAAGGTAAACGAACCTGCCGCAAGACCTCAAATGTCTACTGATATTTACAATGCAATGTTAGAAGCAATTAATACAGGCAAAGGAGAAGCAGTTTCAAGAAAAATGAACAACTATAAAATGACTAAAAAACAATCCGAAACATTAGGAATAATGATTCAAGGATAAACAATTAATTAATAAAGTCCTGCAAAAACAGGCACACTAAAAATGGAAGTAAAAGGAAAATTAGTAAAGAAGTTAGCAGTAGAATCAGGAATCAGTAAGTCAGAAAAAGCTTGGCAAAAACAGACTTGTATAATAGATACAGGAGGTGAATTTAATAATGAAGTAGCTGTTAGTTCTTTTGGAGATAAAATGACTCAAATGAATAAGCTAGAAGTTGGAATGGATGTAGTTATTCTTTGTAATGTTTATTCAAGAGAATACAAAGGAAAGTATTATCATAATATAGATGGCTATCACTTTACATCAAATTCAAGAGCTGAAGTTCCAGTTGCAGCTCAATCTGATGATTTACCATTTTAAGATGACACAAGAAGATAACTTTAAAAACTTATGCAACCTGACAACATCTTTGTTGGGCTTGCGTAAGGGTTCTCTAGGCTACAAAAGTAGAATACAAGAACTCCAGGTAGCAAGGTCAATAGCAAGTGTAATAGCTAGGATAGAATATGAAATACCTCATTCAACTATAGCTAAAGTAATTAATAGAGATAGAACTTTAATCTACCATTATGAGAAAAATCACAAGCATAACTATTCTACCTTTCCTAAATACCGAGATATTTTTAATAAAGTTTTTAATGCTTTTCAGTCTATTGAAGATTCTAAAAAGTCCTTCTTTGACTTACAACAACTTAAAGATTACTTAAGAAAGAATGATGTTGTTAATAGTGAAAAGCACCAAGTAATTATAAGGATTCAATCAGGTAAAGTAGGAACAGACGTTAAAGTTTCTTACAGGAACTTCTATAATCAATTAGAAAATGTTAAACTTGCACTTCAGAACTTCAAATATGAAATTGAGATTATAACCCTATGAAAGAGAAGCCTAACTACTATGCAATTATAACTGCTGAAGTCAGATACAGTAAAGCCTTAACACCGAACGCTAAATTGCTTTATGCAGAATTAACTGCTTTATGTAATATGAATGGTAAATGCACAGCTTCTACTGAATACTTTTGCAGACTTTATGAAGTTAGTAGGGTTTCAATACAAAAGTGGTTAAAGAATTTAGAAGACAATAATCATATTAAGCGTGTTAACATATATAAACAGGGTAGTAAAGAAATATTAACAAGGGTAATAACTTTGGTTAACAGTCCTAGTAAACAAAAGTTTACAGATAATACTAATATAAATATAACTAATACTAATCTTACAGATAGTAATAAAAAGGCTCTCTTTAAAAAACCTACTTTAGATGAAGTTAAAAATTATTGTATCTTACGAAAAAATAATATAGATTCACAAGCGTTTATTGATTTTTATGAAAGTAAGGGTTGGCAAATAGGAAAGGAAATAATGAAAAGTTGGAAGGCTTGTGTTAGGACTTGGGAAAGTAGAGAAAAGAATAAACCTAAAACTATGAGTAAGTTGGACGCTCAAATAAATGTCTGGCAAGAAGCTAAAAAATTATTATGATACCACTAAAAAAAGAAAACTTAAAAGAACTAACTGAAAAGGTTTGCGATTTAATTTCTAAGACAGCTGTTGAAATAGGTCATAGGTCAGACGCTCAAACTGTAGCAAGTCTAAGTAAGATATTTGCATCAGACTTAATACAAGAGAAACGCTTCAGCAATATGTCTTGGAATCAAATACTAGATGCATTTCACATAGGCGTAAGGTTTGGAAAAGACGAACCATTCTTAAACATCAGAACCTTTTATAAATGGGTTTATGCTCATAAGAAAGTAGTAGATGACGCAACATATCAAGTTAGGACATTAGGACAGCCTAAAGAAAAGACTCCTTATTATCAAGAACCTATAAAATTACTTAAATGAATAAAGAAAAACTTTACGACCCTGTAAAAACAGGAAGTTTCAAAATGATGTTTGGATTTCCACAACCTACAAGAATGGTAAGAAAAATATCTTACGGTAAAGAATACTGTGTTAATTTAAAAAATTATAAAGGTAAAATAT